TTTGTGCTACATTACCTGGATATGCACCTCCTGGACCTGTATATTTGTTAACTGTCTGCAAACTTTTTGAGTTTATATTAGCCTTATTAGCCCTTAACTTTTTATTATAATCCGAATTCAGATTATCCGTTTCATCAAATACGTATTGACCTTGTGCATTGTAAAATCCCATATTATTCTCCTTATTACCCTATACTATATTAATTAAATACTACTATACGTTCTCGTATAATGCATCATAAAAATTAAAATTAGGCACAACACTAATTTTGGATAATGAGAACTCTACCATACCTAACATACCGTCAATAGTCTGCTGTGCACTCATGGTACCTGGACTATTACGCCTTCTCCATGTTTGTCGAGTTGCTGCTGCTGTAGACATACCATAATTTTCCTTGTTAATAAAGTCCTCCATTTCGCTAATTTCTCGTAATTTCTTAGCTCTAGCCTTATTCCAAGCTGTACTTTCTGATGATAACATATCAGCTGCTGACTGGAGACTTGCGGCTCTTAATGATCCTATTCCGTCAAATACATTTAGTGCAATACTGCCCCATTGCATAGGAGTAAAAGATAGTGGATTTTTAAAGCTTGTCATAGCATTAAAATGAAAGCTTGAAGTTGCAGATGGATCTATAGGTCCAATAAAATCTGCACCTTCTGGACCATAAGATACATTTCCTTCCCAGGACATAATGGCTACACTAACCATAAGATTTAAAATCATACGTAAAGCAGGATCATCTACTAATTCTGCAATAATCATTTGAATAATAGATTGAACTATGAATTTAAAAGCATATTTTAATAAGGTCGTTAGTAGTAACTTAACAACAGCACCAACACCTACTGCAGCCGCAGCACCGAATGCTTTTATAAAAGCGCCAGTAGCTGTTCCTCCATCTGCGCCCCAAGTAAAGTAGACGATAACTATAATAATAATAATCATTACAAGGGCTTGAAAGAAACTCATACCTGCATGATGAATAACTTCATAATGCGCTACATAGATAGATACATGAGCTCCCGCTAAAAAGAGTTGGCCTTGCTCTGTATGAGATAGGTCTTTAACAAATGTATACACAAATGGGACCATTAAATCATTTTTAGCGCCTAAATTGAATTTAACAGTCTTAAATCTACCGGTTGCGCCGTCTACAACACGCATAGCAGCAATAGGAGCTGCTACAGTATACGCATCTAACCCATTTGGTTTAATTTTATAGTAAGTAATTGATTGTCCTGAAGTTGTTTCTTCAGAAGCTTGTTGTACATATCTAAGAACTCCTGATCCATTATTTTCATAAACTCCATCAGGAGTTAAATATATAATAGTACTAGTAGCTCCACCTGCTTCTTGTAAGACAGGAGTAGGATTGTTATATGATAGCCTTTCAGTTACTTGTAACCAGTCAGCTGCTTCTGTACTAGTAGTGCCGGGGTTAACTACTCCATTACCATCTAGAAAATCCTGTACTTCCGTTAAATTATCTGCTTTATACCCTACATTATATGTTCCTTTCCCAGATGAACTGTAATAAGGATATTGTAAAATATTGCTAGAATTAAATTTAGACATATCGGAATAATATATTCCATTTTCAACGCTGCCACTATCTGCGTCAATATCTTCTAATGAAGTAAATTCATATGTAATATAGTTAAATTGAAATGCTAACTTATTATCATCAGTATTAGTAAGAATATTATTAGTAGGTTTATCATCTCCTGGTGGAGATGCATTATAAGTTCCTTGTGTACTTCCTTGAGCAGGATATAGGTTTTCAAACATCCTAAATAGGTATGACATACCCGCTTGTGAGGAATCCCACATTCTTACACCAAAAGTAACATAAACATGATCTACATCTCCTGGAGCTAACCCAGAATCACTTAGAACTCCATTAATCATTTCTTCTGCATCTAAATTAAGGATAGCTAATAAATCTTCAATTTGTTGGGCTTTAGTAGCTCCAAATGTAGTGTAATTTGCATTACTAAGTCTTAAAGGAATAGAATTAATAGCTTGTAATGAAGTATTATCAATATTAATTGGTTCTTCAACTGTATCTAAATCCGTGTAAGTTCCTGATCCAACTTTATAAATAAAAAGGTATATTCTAGAGGGGGTAGAATTCTGATAATATTCTACAACATAATGTAATTCAGTAGGTTTAGTAGGAGCTGTGTATGGGAGGGTTATAGTTACCCCTGCAGCATTGTATGCTTGAATTGTATAGGTATCTGGAACTGCATCATAAACAATTGTACCAAGATTAATTTGCCAGCGCATATCAACTAATACGTCATCTGACGTAACAGTTTCGCTAGTTATATCAATATCATAATGATTAACAGAGGGAGTTACAGTAACTGTATCTCCAGTAGGAGTAGCTGGGGAGGTAGTAACTTCACGGTATTCTGTGCCTAATGCGTTAGCTCCTACATTATATCCTTTGTTTTCCTGTAACCAATATTTAACCCAATCTTTATTAGTTAATGCTCTTAAAGCCGATATTTCTGAAGTACAGGCTACTCCTGTAAGAGTTTGTAACGCCGCTGTTAATTCATCATGATTAATAATAAGAATATATGAATCTAATTCAGGAAATCCTTCAAAATAATGCCCATTTTCAATAAATTTCATAAAATCTTTAACATTACCCTTAAGACTTCTAAATACAAGGTTGTAAATAAGGGTAGTAGAGAGATCTTTATCAGATAGGATAGACTGAAGAAGGGATTGCTGAATAGGATTTTTACTGTCTACGTCATCAAAGAGGGGGTAATTCCGAACTTCAAAATATTCAATAATTTGGGTACTCCCTCCATCAAATCCAAGGAGTACCATAATTAGTTGAACAACCATTTCAACTACTTGTACAATTGCTTCAACTATAGAAACGACAACACTAATAATAGCTGAAAAAATACTACCAATAAAACTCATGGGAATTACCCAGTCGGTTCGGCATTAGTAATCTGGGTATTAATATTCCCTGTACCAGTTACATTAAGTGCCGTTACTCCAGTAGAGGCTACTCCAGCAGTAGATATATTAACAGCCCACGCATCTAGTAATGTTTTAAGATATTTTTGATCCGCATTCCATAAAAACCCTTTAGCTTGTTCAGTAGACAAATTATTTGCTCTTCCTGCTACAGAAGTAGTTGTAGGGGCAGTTTTAGTACTTTGTTCTGTTTGAGCAAATTCAGTAACTTCTTTTTGAAGTAGTAAAGATTCTTCAGCATTACCTTTTTGCATACCTATTGTGTAAGCTACTGCTTGTTGTACAGTAGCCTGCATTGCTGTTAAATATACTGTTGCATAATCACTGCCAGTAATTCGACCCAGATTAAACTGAGCAGCCATATGAGCATTAACAGTCTCCATCATATCATCGAATACACCGGTACCTGTTACTACATTACTGGCATCTGTAGCAACACCAGCAGTTAAATTAGCAATAGTTATAGCCATTAGTTAGTTGCTCCTACACTAAAGCCTGCAACTTTATTAGCTGCGGCAACATGTTCTAATTCCTCTCGAGTAAGAGGATCTAAAATTCGTACATTAAATTTCTTAGTGTTATATGGTTCTAAAACCTTTTCACCATTAGCTCTAGTTACAGTTTTAAACTTTTGCATTTCAGCATTCATAATTTGATTAAGCAAAATTGTTGGAACATGCCAACCTTCCTCATTACTAAAAGGAACAAATTTCTTAATCATTCTCCCATTGTTAATTCCTGAAACACCTACACTAAAGATAAGTCCTGGATAATTAACCATAGTAGGATCATTAGGACTAACTACTACACGAACAAGTTTCATAGCTAATTTTTCTGGAGTTGACATAGCTGCTAAATGTTTTGCTTTTGCAGCTCTGGATGCTTCAGTAGAACTAGAATTCGTATTTTCTTTATACTCGTTATTTCTAACGTCAGCTAGAGTAGAAGCAAGTTTCTTTGTTCCAGTTTTATGATGTACCGTAACTCCGTTATCTGCCAATTCTTGTCGAATTTCTTCGTCTGTCATTGAGTTAATGGGAACTGTTGACGTAGTGTCTTCCATACTTCCTCCAAATTATAAATTAAAGAATGTCCCCCGAGCCCTAAAGGGCTCGGAGGGACAGTTAAACAATGTTAATTATACTGCTGTTAGAGCAGTCCAAATAATACCAAGACGCTCTGGGCGAAGTGCCATAAATCCGTAATACCATTTGATGGAGTAGAACCCTACCTCACCATATGGATCATCCAAAGAAGCAATTTCTTTACCAGGCTTCTTATGATTAACGGAAAATTTAACACTCTTTCCATCAGTCTGAAAACCGATAGTAGTAAATGCGCCGTCTCCAACAACTAGCATTGGATAAATATCGACACCATCTTTACCAGTACCGTCATCGTCTGCCTTAGATCCGCCTAAACGGTCATACTGCATTTCTGGAACTACAACGATACGAAATTGATCAACAGAACCAATTTCACCGTGCATAACAGTACCAGCATCAGCATACTTTTCTACGCCAACAAAGCCGGAACCTACAGCAGAACTAGTATCAATTCCTTTCATTTTACGTACTACAGGAATTAAATCAGTTCCTATAAACATAACTCGACCACCATTAATGGTTTTAGTATCAATCATACGAGAACCACTAATAATCTTTGTTTGCTTAGGAGTTTTATTATCATCCAAAGCAATAGAAAGATTCATTAAATCTGCGTAGTCAACAACTTCATCAACTTCTAGAGGACCACCAACAGTAACTGCTGGAGTACCAGAACAGTAATAAGCAGTACCACTAGAAGTTGCGGTAGTAATCAAATCATTCTGAAGCTCAGCTTCGGTCAATTCATTAGCACCAACAAGAGCTTCCTCAACAATATGAGACAACAAATCTGCATCAGAATCGAAGTCCATTGATTCTTGAGTATACTCAGTAAAAAAACCACGTTTAAGAAGTTCACCTTCAACTTGAGTACGCGTGAAACCTACTCGGTTAACACGACCGCCGT